TAGCTACCGACTGGTTGAAATGGATTATCTTGCTCGATTGATACATTGACCGCGTTTAATGCGTCTGATTGCTCTTGTGGTACGCTCACAGCGTTTAATTGTGGTGCAAGGTCTCTTAGTAGCTGTTGAGCGATAGCGGTTGACTGTGTGGCAATCTGTGCGGCTTGTTCTGCTTGTTCTGCTGCTCGCTCAATCCTGATAAGGATATCTTCTATTTCTTGCGGTGTGCGCTCAGCCATATTCTGACTGTTTTCCAATGCCGCGATTGCTTGCGGGTTATTATTGGTCATTTCTGCCAAGACATTACGCGGGATTTTATATACTTTATTGACCGCCATTACCGTAAGCCTCCACGTCAGCCTCAATCGCTGTAAAGCTCGCTAATGAGTCATCGCAGCCACGAAAACGCAAGCCAATAGCCTGTCTGAACATACCGATAGCTCGTAGCCAAATAATGCGCTTGTTGTACTGTCCGCGCATACCTTGCCTATGCAATCGCTCGTTTGACCAGGTTAAGCCGTCCTTTGTCCACGACAGAAATACCTTTGGGTCAGGCATATCATTTGTGCGCCCAGTTAAGCCGACAAGCTCAATCGATTTGATTTGCCCTGCTTGACCCCCGTTATAAATGAATGTCGTGTCAATCTGCCAACAAACTGGCTCACCGTAATGGCTTGATAGTTTGTTGCTAAGTACGCCTACGTTACTGTTAAACCTATCGCCAACTATCCACTTGTTATAGCACCATACATGATTAATGGCTCGATAAGCACCCTTGCCATCAGTTGATGATGACAGCTCGAACCATATCGGTTGCTGCATGATTTGAGTTGCTGCAAAATCAAACACTAGCGTTCTGTCGGGCAGATGCAAATATAAGTGCTGGTGCATTTCCTGCTCTTTAGCTTCAAGCACAATGGTCGCTAGTTGTGCGTCGCTATACTCTGAGATAATGCGCTCAATTTCACGGGTTGCAATCTTTGATAGACCGCCATTGGCACCAAGATAAACACTGCATGGCTCATTTTTACCGCTGCCAACAAATGCGAATGACTGAGCAAACAAGCATTTGCCTCGCGTGCTTATAAGCCCTTTAGTCATCATAGCGCCATCGACACGGGCAAAAGCAAAGCCTGCACTACCTGTATTACTAAACACTTCTATGGTATAACGGTTTAAGACAACAAGCTCATTGCGGACTTTCATCAAGCCAACAATCGGATCAGGGTCTGCTTCGCTTGAGCCGTACTTTGTCGGACTAACTTGAGTAGGGTCGTTTAACTCCGTTTGAATGACAAACTCACCATCGGTTGTGACAAAATAACCATCAATCCACTCAACATCGACCACGGTGCCAAGATTGGCATTAGTGACTTGTTCAAGTTTATTGTCTTTAAGGTAGTAAAGTTTGCCGCCACTTGATATGCCTAATCGGTCAAACGAGTAAGCAAAGCTGCATTGCTCGCTACCTGATACTGTGCCAATGCTTGTGCAATGACCTTGCTCATTAATGCGCCACAATGTCGAGCCAATGACGCGGTAGCAAACGCCATTCCAGTTAATACCACCTCTATCAACACCGCCCTTATCAGCACCGCAAAACATAGCGATACCATCAGCCTTACGTAGATAGCCGTTAGCAATACCGTTCTGTTTTGGCACTGGCACAAGATTAAGTGGGTATGATGTGCGATAATCCGCCGTTACATCAGTATAGATGCCGTTTACAATAGGGATTTGCATATCACCACCTTACCTTATTGCCCACGCCATAAAACCAGTTTTCTTCGCGCTCAGTGACTTTTGGTATCTTTTGATAGCGCGTCAATAATGCGTTATAGGCGTCGTCAGCTTGATTGAGTAGCAACACTGGCGGCGTCTTACCAAACAAGCTACAGATGCGTAATGCGAGCTTATGAGCAATGCCGCTGATAGCGTCGCGCTTAATGCCTGCTAAATCGCCTAAATAGCTTTCGGTTACGTCATCGGCAAACAGATAACCAAAGTCGTAGTTATCCGTTTGTAGCTCTGCCATCATGTCATCGAGCGTCTGTAGAATGTCTTGCTCGTCCTCGGGCGCGTCGTCAAGCTCGAACCCGCTCATAGATAGCAGCTTAAAAGCTCTGTCTACAATATCTCGTTTCGTGATGGTCAACATAGTGCTTACTCGCTCTCTTTAGCTGCTTTGATTAACGCCTCTTTACCGTCGCGCTTGTTGTATTCGACCTTACGCTGTTCAAGTAGTTTTTGTAGTTCGGCATTGGTCATTTCTTCGTAGTCGACCTTGCCATTGCCGTTGATGTCTTTGGCTGATTCGTAAACTTCGATCTTATCTTTTAGCTCGGTCACAGTTTCTTCAAGCCCTGCAACCTCGGTCAATGCTTGCGATAACTGTTCTTCAAGCTCTTTGATGCGCTTACTGTCGCCTAATTGACCTTTCATAACTTTGTTTTCAGCTTGCAGCTTTTCGGCTTCTACTTGATCGATAACGTCTTGCGGCTTGTTTGACCAACCGTCTGCTTTGGCTTGCTCTACGGCGTCTTTATCACTTGAATCAATCGACTTGACGCGCATTTCTGTGCCCCATACGTTTTCAATCGTACCGCCGATAGCTGATAGCGGGGCGTAAATCATAATCTTTGACATTGTTTTGTCTCCGTTGGTTAAATCCATTGCAATATGCACCGGCCGAAGCCAGTACATATAACCATAAATCTAATAACTATGCGGTAAGCATGTCTGCTAATTCATGAGCTTCTTTAATAGCCTGTTCACGGTTTCGACCTTCACCAATGCAAGCATTTTTACCGTCATCTGATGCAAACGCCATGAAATAACCATCTTCTTCTACGACTTGAATAGTACGCATTTTATCTCCTAAAAAAGTCAGTCGGACTTCCAACCGACCTCTAAGTTATTGATATTGTTCCATTACTGTAATTACAGCAACGGGCAAGTGTTTGCTAAGCAGGGATATCAAGAAACGCAAGCGGATTGGCCTTGCGATATGTTACGACTGCATGGCGTTTGGCTTGGTATTCTGTATCACCAACACCTTCCGCCTTAACGTCTGTTCCTGATACGGTAAACTCACAATGATACAAGCCTGTCACACCATCACGAGTGATTTTTGCCGCTGTAAAAGTAGGGTTTGCCATTATTAAGCTCCTTGATTAAATAGCTGAATGCCTGCCATTTCTGGGTTAAGCAATGCTGTACCGAACACGACATCCCAACGATACTTAGTTGATAGGTCGTTAATATCGCCTTGACGGGTATAGTAAACCGTTAAGCCGTTATCAAGAGTCGCCTTAGTAGTAGCCCAACCATCTTGGCCATCAAGCGCCAATGTTGACGGGATAAACTCAAGCGCGCCTTTAACAAACGCACTGTTTGCATAGCTCGCTTTCTTGTTCAGCATGGTAATTGCTGCGCCTTCTGCTGGCGTCGCTGATACGTTTTTGTACGCTTCTTCTGCGCCGGTAGGGTTAGGACCATCATCACAAACGATAGCCGGTACAATTTCGATCTGAGTTGCACTATCAACGCCAATAACGCGGAACGTTTTAAGCTCTTGCGTTTGTTGCTTGTTTTTCATATTGACGGCGTAAACACCTGCAATCGTGAACGCATCACCAACGGCGAATGCACCGCCTGTAGTTGCAACAGTCAGCTTCATTGAACGGTTGTCAACGTTATGCTCGTCACCTGTCGCTGGGTTTTTCTTGGTTGCTGTCGGAATATGACGCTGATTAGCACCTGATACCGTAGCGCCTGTTGCTGTTGCCGCTGGTAGATAAATGCCTGACGCATCTTTATGTACGTCAAAACCTGCAATCTCGTTGATATAGGCTTTTTCATACGCTGTCTGCGTCTTACCTGATAGCGTCTGACGGCTTGCTAAATCACCTGCCATTTTTACCATGTCGCGGCTTGAGTAAATTGCCATGCGGTCGTTTTCTGGCACGCCCAAGTCATCAAACTTAGCCATTAACGAGGCAACATCGTCAAAACCTGTTGCAGCGCCTGCGCGAGTGTCAACAATAGAACCGTAGTAAGCCACTTGACGGCGCAAAGCATCATTCACATCACTAGCGAGCTTTTGCTTAGCGGCGTTACCTTTACGGCGTAGCACACTTGGGTCACGCAATTCGCGGCTATTGATGGTGCCTGGTACTGAGCGCACACGGTCAACAGTCACTGGTACTGCAAGCTCGGTATGGCCCAAGAAGTTACCTGTTTGGTCTAAACCTTCTTGGCTATCTACTTGTAGCGGCATTGGACGCCATACGGTATCGTTAGCGCGAGCTGATACGGCGGCGTCACCGATGTTAAAACGCTCTGCCATTTGTGTATAAACTAACGTTTCTTCAAAATCAGCAATGACTTCATCAAACATTACTAATTCTTGCTTTAATAACTGGTTTTTAGTTGATCCAGCCATAATCTACCCCTTTCTCATTTGTTTTTTGTATGCAGCCACTTTTGAGCGGTCGCCTGTTCTGTCTGCCTCTGCCTCAAGTTTAGCTAGTCGAGTATCAGCCCCTCCTGCTGCACCCTCTAGCTCATGCGTTTTCGGCTTTGGCTTATTTTGGTTACGTGATTTGGTCTTGGACGACATTTGCATCTCCATTAAGACAATTTGTTTAGCAAACTGAATGTCATCAAGTTTTGACAATCTATCCAGTTGTGCCGGTGAGTTTTTGCCAAGCGCGTAAACCACTTTGGCAGGATTATCGACTAGCATTTGCAGTAAGCCTTGTTTTTGCTCAGACAGCACATCAACGACGGATAACTCTACCTCGTCATAGTCAGGTGCTTTGGCCTTAATTGCGTCAACATCGGCTTTATAGCGCTCATGATACTGTTGGTACTTTTGCCGCTCGGCTTGTACCTGCGCATCAATTTGCTGCTTTTCTTGCAACCACTGGGCGTAGTCTTGCTTAAACGCCTCGTCATCATAATCATGGTCGTCAAGCGTCGGTTCTTCACGCAACACTTGTTGCGGCATTTGCTGTGCTTCACGCTGCTTTAATTGACGCTTTAGCTCGCGGTTTTCCTCTCGAACTTTCTTCACCCACTCGGGTGCCTCTTGTCCTTTAAAAGGGTCGCTGCTATCACTATCATCATCAAAGCTAAAATCAAGCGCATCATCGTCGCTATCATCTTGGCTTTCGGCTTCTTCGCCGTCGGCATCTTGCTCATCGTCTTGACTATCATCAATGTCTTGCTCGTCGTCTAACAGCTCGTCATCGACTTGCTCGATATCTTCTTGATAGTCTTGGTTGTCGTCGTCAAATTCACTCACGTTTCTATCTCCTCAGATTAGGCATCTGGTGGCCGTTGGTTAATTTTGGGCAACAAAAAAGCCACTAGTTAGGCGGCCTATTGTCATTAGCACTAAGTAATGAATTTAATCTCACATCATACCCTCCATTGGTGGCAGGTCATCAGGAGCGCCCTCCATCATCTGTTCCATCTGCCCCATATCAGGCATTAACTGCTCAGGCGGCGGCGTAACTTCTTGTTTAATTTGCTGCTCGTTCGCTAGCTGTGATTGTTGCATGGCTTGCAGTATGACCATCATCTCTTGCATGGTTTGCTGTGTTTGCTGCTGCTCTTTCTGCATTTCAAACAACGTCTTAGCCGTATCAGCGCGAGTCTCATCAACCTCTGCAAGTACCTTTTGCGTGTCAGCTTTCGCCTTCTCCGCTCCTGCGAGTGCTTTAGCTGCCTCAGCCTCAAAGTATTGCGTTTGTGCATCAGGCGGCTGATTAGCGGCGGCTTGTTGCGCTGCTGCCATTTCTTTCGCTTCTTGCTCATCAGGTTCAGTAATCCCCATATTGATATTGTTCTTACGAGCAAACTTAGCAAGGTCGTGCATACCCTCGCCATCTTGATTAGCCAAAATAGTGTTAAGTAGTGCTGACTGCATCTGTGGGTCTTGAACCATTGGCACAAGATTAAGCAAGCGCTTGATTGTCTTATCGCGCTGTGTGCTAAACGCTTCGCCAATATCAACGGTTACTTTGTATTTACCGCCCTGCATATCGTTTTCGTATGCAAGCGCACCGTCTTTGATAGTGGGCTTGTTGATAACAATCTTACTATCAGTATCATCATGACCAACGCCTGCCATTTCACGGCTTTCTTCATCGTAAACATCCTGTGCCATTGATAGCCAAATCCTACCGACATGAGCAATAGTTTTAGCAAAGTTATCAAGATAGATATATGCCTGCGCATCGACCTTATCTTGCACCATTTCAACCGCTTCGGTCGATACATTGCTAACTAATTGCTCGCCGTTTGACTGATTGCCTGTCAGCTCGCCGATTAACGCACCGCTAGATTCAATCAGCGCGCCCATTGCTTGCGGAATGACTGGCGCTTTAGTGTAGGCAGTCGGCCCAACACCGACAACTTGACCACTTGCGTCTTTCGTCGGGTTAACTGTTAGATATGGTACGCGAGCGACTTCTTTATTCGCCCACTGCTGCTCATGTCCTTTAATCTGTGCGGGTGTAAATATTGGCAGCTCATCTTGTGGACGGCTTGCTAAATCAATCAGCCCTGACATTTTAAGGTTAAATGCTATCTGAGCGTCACGAGATAGACCTACATGCCCTTGCGTGACCTCTCGACCACTGACATACATACGCTTGCCGTAAAAAGGTGCTACAGGCAGATACTTACCTGCAATGACACCTAGTTTCTCGACAATTCCGTTACCGCTTAATACATAACCCTCAACCTGTTTGCGCTTGACCTTTTTAACGAAGTCAATTTCAAAGCCTTGCGCCATGTAATCATCTAATTGCTGATCGTAATCTTCATCATCAGCGTATAGCTTGACTGGTTCGCCACCCTCAGGATGTGACAGCTTAGTAACTTCGACTTTCTTTTCGGTTAGCTCATAATGCTCGGCAACTCGTACGTTATCGCCATCACGCCAATCAAACCGATAGCCTTGCAAATCATCAAAACTAGCAGGCTCCTTTTTGTACTTAGATTCAAACTGGCTTTTACTCATTGATGTAACGATAGTCACATGCTTAGCATCTGCCTTGTCGTAGCGTCGTGCATTGCTATCCCAATAAACCATGGTATCGGCTTCAAAGATAGGCTTAATACGAATACGTTGATACTCGTCATCATCACCATCTTCATCGTCATATTTAGCCTCAAGTAAGATAGCACCAATACCGCCTGATACTCCCTCCATGAACGCAGTAGAGTATGCTTCATCAGCATTACTATCACGTTCGTCAGCTCTAAATAGCTGCTGCAAGTTATCGGCTGTCTCACTGTCGGCAAGGTTGTTCTGCGGTCTAAACTCAACAGTAAAGCGGTTTTTAGCCCATTCGTTGTAGATGCGAATAACGCTAAGTTGAATCTTATTAAACTCAAACTTTGGGCGACCAGCAAACTGTCTGCCAATATCGCCATCCCACTGTGCGCCCGCTACAAAACAAAAACGCCGGTCATCATAAGACTGGCGTTGATTGTCGTGCGATTGCTCATAGTCTGCATCGATACGCTCAAGCAAGCGCTCATGCAGTTTTTCGTTTTGCTGGCTCATAGTTATTACCAATAATTAGTGACTGTAGGGATTGGTGCTGGAGGCGCGTCGTCGTCTGACTCAAAGTCGAACAATGCGTTAAAAGCATCTGCTGCGCCGTCAACTTGATCGTCATGCTTGCCCAGTGGAAACGCTTTCAGCTCATCTTTAAATTCTTTATTCCATGCGCCTTTAATCAAGCGTACATTGCCCGCATTGACCTGCGAGCTAAACGGCCCTGCTCTTGTGACTTTATCGCCGCTAACAGGTTCAATAATTAAGTTGTAACCTGCTAGCAGTCTTGTCCACGCCTTAGCAACCTTTTTACCTGCTGCCCCAGGGTCTTGTGGCAATCTAATGCGCGTGAGCTTGCCGTCAAATTGAGCCGTCAGCTTGACGTTAGCGTCTACCGTATCAGTGCCCCATTGTCCACGCTCAACATCTTCAACGTAGTAATAGCCATCGCCGCCGTCCCACATTTTGACACCAGCCGTCCAATCGCCGTCGTCTTCCGTTGCTGCAAAGTCCCAGCCACGAACGCATTTCTTTGCTGTAGCAGGCAACACATCGACAATCTCAAGCATATCGGTTTTAAACATACCGCCACTCACTGCTGTTGGTCTGCCTTGATACAAAGCGTTCCATGCCCTTGTGCCAATCGCTTTCATTATCTTCCGCAATCGTTCTAGCGGAAAACGTTCAGGGCGTAATGCCTCGCCTTTT